GTTATACGTGGTATCGGTGAAGATGATCGTATGCCTGAGTTAGATGGTGGTGCGCTAAGTGCTAAAGATTGTGCTAAGTTCATAAGCGATCAACTGAAACTAGCTGAAGAGTTTAGAGCAACAAGGAGTGTGGTAAAATAAGATGGAAGACTTAGGGTGTTCTGCTATAAATAATAAGAGCGGAGTAAATGTGATTTTTAATATAAACAAGGTGAATAAAATATGAAATTTAGTAACGAAACGATGAGTGTACTCAAGAACTTTTCGAGTATCAACCCGAGTATTGTCTTTAAGTCAGGCTCGACTATTCGAACAATCTCTCCCCAAAAAACAGTTATGGCTGCGGCAACAATTGGTGAAACAGTTGAGCAACAGGCAGGCGTATATGACTTGTCAAGATTCTTGGCAACTCTATCTTTATTCGAAAACCCAGAAGTCGTATTTGGTACAGATCGTTTTACTATTAAGGGTGGTAAAAGCGAACTCAAATACACATACACTTCTGAATCATTGATAGTTTCCCCTCCTGATAAGGACATAGTTGTTCCTGATCCAGAGGCTACGATCAATGTTAGCTGGCAAGCTATTGACAGTGTGATCCGTGCTACGGGCGTACTACAGTTGCCAGAAGTTGCTTTCTCTAGTGACGGGAGTACTATTACACTCTCTGCTGTAGATAGCAAGACATCAACGGCTGATAGTTACGATGTGATTATTGCTGAAGGTGTTGAGACCCCACCCTTTAATATGATTATCAAAACTGATAATCTCAAACTAGTACCAACCGACTACGAGGTCACATTGTCTTCTAAAGGTATGGCACACTTTAAATCCGATAAAGTCCAATACTGGATCGCAATCGAATCTCGTTAAAATCATATATAGGAGAATATTATGACAGATGAAACCCAAGTAGCTTCAGGTGAAGCACAAGTAGAAGATCAAGCGCAAGAGCAAGAGCAAGCACCTGGTCTTTCACTGAATGACATTTCTGCGGCAGTTCAGATCATTGATGTAGTCACACCACGTGGCGCATTTCGTGGCGAAGAACTAGCAGGAGTAGGTATGGTACGTGAACGCTTTATGGCATTCTTGCGTCATGCTAAAGAGCAAGGTCAGGATGTTACTTTGCCAGGTGAAGCACCAGCAGAAGCACCACCAGCAGAAGCACCAGAGGCTTAAGCTAAAAACTGAGAGAGGTGGTTGAGAATGACTTGACTGCCTCTCTCTTTTATTGTATACTGATGTATGTGATGTAAATATATTATGGAGTTTTATTATGCAAGACAATTTTTTATGGGTAGAGAAGTATCGCCCACAAACGGTCTCTGATGCTATTTTACCTGATGAACTGAAAGCGACTTTTCAGCAGATGGTAGATCAGAAAAACGTACCGAATCTTTTACTTTCTGGTCGTGCAGGAATAGGTAAGACTACTATTGCAAAGGCTATGCTAGAAGAGATTGGTTCTGACTATATAACCATTAACGGTTCTATGAACGGTAATATCGATACACTTCGATATGAAATTTCTAACTTTGCTTCTAGTGTATCTTTCACTGGCGGTCGCAAGTATGTGATCCTAGACGAAGCAGACTATCTAAATCCTAATTCTACACAGCCAGCACTTCGTAACTTTATGGAAGAGTTCTCGAAGAATTGTGGCTTTATCATGACCTGTAACTTTAAGAACAGGATCATTGAGCCTCTACATTCACGTTGTAGCGTTGTAGAATTCGCAATCGAAAAGGGCGACAAGCCTAAACTTGCTTCACAGTTCTACAAGCGTGTTTGCAAAATACTAACTGATGAAGGTGTTACTTATGATCAAAAATCTGTGGCTGAACTTGTGCAATTATATTTCCCTGATTGGCGCAGAGTGCTTAATGAATTACAGCGTTATGCTACTACTGGTAATATTAATGCTGGCATCCTAGCCAACAAATCTGGTGATAGTATCAGTGGTCTCATCGATCTGATGAAGAGCAAAGATTTCACTGCCACACGTAAGTGGGTTGCTGAGAACATTGACGTAGACTCTGCTGTTCTGTATCGCCAACTATATGATGTATTACCATCTAAGGTAAACTCTACTCAAAGCGTAGCAGACGCCATCATAATCCTATCTGAGTATCAGTACAAAGAAGCATTTGTTGCAAACACTGAAATCAATCGAGTTGCGGCTCTTGCCACTCTTATGGCTGAAGTGGATTGGAAATGATCAATCTTGCAGGGGAGTACATCTTGACAGCGGATGACATAGCTCATTCTCTGTTGGAACATTATGACACTCGGTATACCATTAAGATCGAAGATTCGACAAAGATGGGTTTTAGACTCATTAGCGATAAAGGATTACTAGAGAAGGAGTCTGATTCGGTACATGAAAAGTCTGGTGTATATGCCATATTCAAAGATCATCATTGTTTGTATGCAGGTCAATCTGGAAAGAGCATGGGTAACAGACTCGGTAGATTTGTGAAAGAAGTTCGTAGATTATCTACGAGTAAAGAGAAGCATTCTGCTGGTAGAAAATACCGTGAGATGTGGGGTGAAGACTTCTCGGACATGACTGTAGAGGTCTATTATCTAAAAGAACAGGTTAATGTCAAGAGATATGATGTTGAGCAATCTATGATCCGTATACTCAAGCCTTTGCTTAATGTGCGGGGTAGGTAATGAAACTTAATCCTTTCAGTAAGACTGCGGATAAGATATGCTTAATGTGTGAATCTTCAGTTGGTAAGAACCCCGCTGAAGTTCGTTACAAATATCGTGACGGTGAAGGTGTTGCGTATCTGTGTAAAGAATGTAGTGATAGTGTCAACCAAGATACTATTGACAAGGAGCATAACGATGAGTTCTCCGTTTGAATATGTAAACAGTATAAATTTTACCAAGAAGAACATGATGCGTGATAGTGAGAATGATGTACTCGCTGAGAAGGGCTACGAGCCATGGCTTGTGAACAAAGCTTTGTCTTACTTTCCCGACACCATACTTCACGCAAATCTAATGAATCAGTGTCACCATCTGGATAAGCGACCCCAGTACGAGTGTCTTATAAATAGCATTAGACCCAAGAAGAGATTCAGCAAATGGGTTAAGAATGCTAGTAATGAGGAACTTGAATTGGTGTGTAACTATTATAAATGTAATAGAATTATCGGTCAAGAATATCTATCTTTGTTGTCTAGTGAGCAGTTGGGCATTATGAAACAACAACAAGACACAGGTGGAATTAAAAGATGAACTTAATAGATAAACTAGTTGAAGTGACTTTGCCTAATGAAGAGAGTTTCCTTAAGGTAAAAGAGACCTTAACACGTATCGGCATTGCATCAAAAAAAGAACAGAAATTGTTTCAATCATGTCATATCTTGCATAAGCAGGGTAAGTACTACATTGTACATTTCAAAGAACTATTCATGTTAGATGGTAAAACTAACGACTTCTCTGAAGAAGATCGGGCACGTAGAAACATGATTGTTACCTTGTTAGAGGAATGGGAATTAGTCAAATCAGTTGACGCTTCTAAGATCGTAGAGCCAGTTGCTCCTTTATCTCAGATCAAGATTCTTCCTTTCAAAGAGAAAGACCAGTGGGAGTTGATTGCCAAATACAGCATAGGCAAGAAGCGATAATACTTTATACAATTTAAAACAAGGAATATATTATGACGCAAGAAGATATCGATACATTGGCATCTGAACTCCATATCGGCACTGCAAATCAGCAGTTGGCTGAGAACTGGACACAAATTGTACCAGTCCCCCCATATACGTTGACGTACTCTCTCGATGATCGAATGGGAGATATGCATGACATACACATGGGTGACGAACTAAAGATTTATAAACTCTTTCCTGAAGCGCATCTACCAACGTATGGTAGCGAATGGGCGGCATGCTTCGACTTATCAGCATCTCTTCGTGAAGAAGATAGTCTCGCAGTATACGGTCACAACAACACTAAAACTAAACGCCCCATGCACGAACTCCTAAACGGAAAACGAGGTATCACTATCTATAGTGGTGAACGATGTCTAGTGCCAACTGGTTTAGTGTTCGACTTAGATGAGAGCCAGTCTCTAAGAATTCATGCACGTTCAGGTTTAGCTTGGAAGAATGGCATTACAATAGCAAACTGTGAAGGCATTATTGATGCAGACTATACTAACCAAACATTCGTTATGCTATATAACATCTCTAGCGATCCATTCGCAATTCTTGACGGCATGCGGGTTGCTCAAGGTGAAGTTGTAGATCAGAAAGCGCAACTGGAATTCACTGTAGTTGATGTAGAGCCAGAGCCTAAGACTGATCGTGAAGGCGGATTTGGTTCAACGGGAGTTTAGATATGTACAATAAAGACCATATGTACAATAAAGACCAACTAAGTTTTAGATTCTATGATATAGATCCAGAGCAACTATCGTTTGACTTTCCATATGACCCAAAGAGCCTATACTGCCAAACCGATTTGTTCGATGGATTAAGCACCAATTCGCAACTGTCCATAACTGGTACCACAAACTCTGGATTGAGTGTGATGCAGTTACAAGTG